TAGGCCTGCAACTTCTGAAATTAAAGTTTTATTTAAACTTCTAAGAACAGATGATGCATCTGACTTTGATGATCTTGGTTATACAAATTTTAATACAGATGGTTCACCTGATGAAGTTGTTCCTGCTTCTGCTGACAATGAAGACTTTAGAGAATATAGTTATACTGGTGGTGTTACAGATGACGGTATTGGTGAATCACTAGATGAGTTCATATCATTTCAAATAAAAATTATCATGCAAGGAACAAATTCAGCTGAACCACCAAGAATTAGTGAATTTCGAGCAATGGCTTTGGTAACATAAGATGGAAAGTAAATTTATTAAGGTAGAAGGACATCCTGATTTATCTAGGGATATAAATTCTGGTGCAATAGTAAATCGTAATCGTGGTGCTTATGATAGAGCAAAACAAAGAGCTTCAGAAGCACAAAAAGCAAGAGATACAATAAGAGACACCACAAGAGATATAAATACATTAAAGTCAGAGATGTATGAAATAAAATCTCTCTTAAAAAAGTTAGTGGGTAATCAATAATGGCAATCGAAGCAAGTGCAATTCTACCTAGTGACAGTCTAGAAGAACTGAGAGTTCAGTTTAACAACCTAATAAGTGATGTTGATGGTATTGCTGGAGGTAATCAGTTTGTATCTTCAATTGTTTTTGAGGGTTCTACTGCTGATGCAAATGAGACAACTCTTCTTGCAACTGATCCTACTAGTGACCGTACAATCACAATTCCTGATATTACAGGCACACTTATTACTACTGGTAATGCGGCAGTTGGTACTACATCAACTAGTGTTTCTGACGCTGATCATATTCTTATCAATGATGGTGGTGTTCTTAAAAAAATCACTCCAGCAAATTTGGGAGTTGGAGCTCCGGCCGCAGATAATATTTCTGCCGGTGATGCTGCTGTAAGTATTGCTACTTCAGCTGGTAATATTACTATTGATGCACAGGCTGGTGATACAGATATTATCTTTAAAGGTACAGATAATACTACTGATATAACTGCTCTTACTCTTGATATGAGTGATGCTGGTAAAGCAATATTTAACGGAGCAATCTCTGCAACTACTATTACGCTTTCTGCTGATGGTGGTGTGTTACTTCCTGATAATGGTAATATTGGTTCTGCTTCTTCAACAGCCGCAATGCAAATTGCATCTACAGGTATCGTTACTTTCGTTGATGATATTGTTTTAAAGGACGCTGCAACAATTGGTGTTGCAAGTTCAACCTCTGCTATCACAATTGCTTCTACTGGTATTGTAACCCTTGTAGACGATTTAATTTTGAAGGATGCCGCAACGATTGGTGTTGCAAGTTCAACCTCTGCTATCACAATTGCTTCTACTGGTATTGTTTCTTTTGTAGATGATATTACAATTAAAGACGGTGGTACAATTGGTACTGCTTCTGCACCGACTGCAATGACAATTTCATCTGGTGGTATCGTTACCTTTGTAGATGATATCCTTGTAAAAAATGCTGGTACTATAGGTAGTGCTGGTGCTGCAACTGCTATGACGATTAGTTCTGGTGGTATCGTTACCTTTGTAGATGATATTCTTATTAAAGATGGTGGAACCATAGGAGCAGCTTCTGCTACAACTGCTATTACAATTGCATCAAGTGGTATTGTAACATTCGTTGATGATATTATTCTAAAGGATGCTGCAACAATCGGTGTTACTAGTTCAACTTCTGCTATTACAATTGCATCAACAGGTATAGTAACCTTTGTTGATGACATACTACTCAAAGACGCTTGTACTATTGGTACTGCTACTACTGCTGGTGCGATTGCAATTGCTGCAGATGGTACAGTAGACCTTGATACTGCTGGTGCAACTGTAGCTAGTGCAGTTATAAAAACTGTTGGAAAAGAATCTATATGGGTTCCATCTGCTGCTATGTATCCAAGTACAACTAATCCATGCTCTGATATAACTCAAGTAGAAACAACTGCATTAAGACCTGATCTAAAAGTATTAGATTTTGCAACAGGGGCAGATGATTTTGCACAATTTAGTATAGCATTTCCTAAATCGTGGAATGAAGGAACAGTTACTTTTCAACCTTTTTGGACAGTAACAGGTACTAACACAGGAACAGTTGCATGGGCATTAAGCGGTATTGCTATGTCAAGTGATGATACTATTAATACAGCATTTGGTACTGCTGTTGTTACTACTGCACTTGCACATAGTGGTACATCAAATGATTTAATGGTTTCAGTAGAAAGTGGTGCAATAACAATTGCAGGTTCTCCTGCTGTTGCAGATTGTTGTTTCTTTCAAATAGCTAGAGATGTATCTGCTGACAATCAAGCTGGTGACGCACGACTTATAGGTATAAAACTATTCTTTACTACTGATGCTGCAAATGACGCTTAAGGAAAATAAAACATGACAAGTTTTGGATATAATGTCCTTGGTTTTGGTACTGCCAGTACTCCCCCATCAGCTGGCGGTTATGCAGTTTCAAATTCTCTTCGATTTAATCCACCTGATTCTGCTCATATGGATTTGACGTTTGGAACTCCAACTTCTCAAAAAGCATTTACTCTTAGTTGGTGGACTAAAAGAACGGAGTTATTAACGAACGTTAAGATGTTTTCTTGCACCGATGGTAACGATCATCAAATGCAATTCTTAGCAGCTGGAAATCTAAGTTTTGTCGATGCGACTGGAACGGTGAATCAAGTTACCACTCAAAAATTCCTAGACCCAACTGGTTGGTATAATTTTGTCTGGTCAATGGATACGAGCCGAGGAAATGGCAATCGAAGCCAAATATTCGTTAACGGCGTGAGAATCACTTCTTTCTCAACCGACAACCAACCCGATTCTGGGGCAGATGTGCCTGGTTGGAACTCTGCTTGCGCTCATAAAATTGGAGAGGATCATAATGGAGGTAATTTCTATAATGGTCTTATGGCAGAGATTGTGTGGATTGATGGCCAAGGATTACTAGCCAACAGCTTTGGCGAATTCGATTCAAATGGGGGGTGGAGAGCTATCTCCATAGAAGATCAATCGCTTACGTTTGGCGACAATGGCTATTATTTGGAAATGAAAATTCTTGAATCGGTAGGTAACGGGCCAGGAACTGACACCAGTGGAGAAGCAAATCATTGGGCTGCGTCAGGAATTGCTGATAACGACACAATAAAAGATTCTCCAGCTGACAATGCTGATTCAGGGTCATCAAATTTTGCTACTCTAAGTAAAATAATTTTAAACAGTGGCACTGTTGGAACTGTAGGAAACGGGGGTACTGTATCATTGACACAAAATAACGCATCCCCGTTTGGTATGACTTCAGGAAAATGGTATGCTGAGTTTGTCCCTACCACTATCTCTTCAACAGCAATGGTCATGTTAGCCAAAGATTCGACTACATTAAACTTTCAATTTTCACTTGATGGAGAAGGTAGAGGCTACGATTCAAGCGGTCGCTACTGGAAAGACGGTGCCATCACAACCTCTAACCTCGGCAATATAAGTGCAGATGACGTTGTCAGCATGGCTGTTGATCTCGACGGTTTAAATTTAGAATTTTTTATTAACAATTCATCAAAAATAGCAGTGACTGATTTAGAGGCTGGCCAAACTTGGTATTTCACCACCGGAACTTCTGCCATTGTCCAAGCCAACTTTGGCACATCTCCTATCGACGGAGAAGGCGGCGAATCTGACGGAAATGGTTTTGGAGATTTTAAATATGCGCCACCGTCTGGGTATCTAGCTTTATGCACCGCTAATTTGCCCGAACCAGCAATCAAAGACCCAAGCGCGGCAATGAACGTTCAGACTTTTACTGGCACAGGATCAGAAAACGCTCGCGCATTTGGAGGCAATACAGCACTATCTCCTAACGCAGTTTGGGTACGAGATCATAGCGGTTCTTCTGACTGGAATTTTGTAGATACCATTCGAGGTGCTACAAAAGAAATGCCAATGAATACGGCTGCTGGAGAAAGTACAGTAGCACAAGGCGTCAAATCTTTTGACGCTGACGGCGTTACTCTTGGCACTGATGGACAATATAATACTAATACAAGCCCAAATACGTTAGTGGGATTCAAAGAGGGCGCGACTGAAGGTTTTGATATCGTGCTCTATACTGGAAATGACAGCGCAACTCAGTCGATTTCGCACAGTTTAGGGGTAAAGCCTGGCTTTATTATGGTAATGCGGCGAGACACTGGCGCGGCTACCTTCGCATGGCATACAGCCCTAACAGGTGATAATTTTAATATTCCGATTAGTGAACCTGGCAGTGTTCAAAGTTCTGTTGAATCAAGTTCTAGTTCTTATTTTGCTGCAACTCATAACGCCAGTGTTTTTGTTGTTGATAACGCTGGCAATACTGAAGATGGAACCTATTTAGCCTACTTATATGCTGATGTTCCTGGGTATCAGAAGCATGGGAATTACGTAGGTAATGCTTCTGCTAATGGAACTTTTGTGTTTTGCGGTTTTCGGCCAAGAGCTATTTTCATAAGAAGATTTGATGGTAATAGAAACGGATACTGGTACGATACAGGTCAAAATCCTTTTAACACAGTGACAGACGGACTTAATTTTGGTCGGAATGTGGTTATGGAAACAGATCTGATCGATATCGACATATTATCTAATGGCTTTAAATTGAGGGAATCGGCGGCCGACATAAACGGTAATGTAGCAAAAAATCTATTTAGTGCTTGGGGAGAAGCTCCATTCGGTGGGGTAGGCGTTTCCCAGTCTCGGGCCAGATAAATTATCAAGTTCTTAATATGATAATTAGTCAACAAGATGGTTACTCTTATAAATATGTAGAAAGGAGTTAATTATATGGCTATACCTTCTACTAAAGCAACCTTTAAAACTTACTGTCTTAGAGCTCTTGGTTCTGGTGTTATTGATATTAACGTATCAGATGATCAAGTAGATGATCGTATAGATGAAGCTTTGCAATATTTTGCACAATATCACTATGATGGTATTGAAAAGATGTATCTAAAACATCTGGTAACAGAAGCTGATATAACACGAGCAAGGTCTAATAGTTCAACCACGGCAACGGATGTAGTAGATACTTCTGTATCTTCAACATGGAAAGAAGGTAACAACTGGATTCCTGTTCCACAATCTGTTGTTTCTATTCTAAGAGTATTTCCTTTAACTGATACTGGTGGTGGTGGAAGTTTATTTGATGTTCGTTATCAATTAAGATTAAATGATCTCTATGACTTCTCATCTACTTCTGTTATGAACTATCAGTTACAAATGCAGAATTTAGATTTCCTTGAGCATATTCTTGTAGGTGAGACACCTATACGTTTTAATCAACACCAAAACCGTCTTTATATTGATATGGATTGGGAGAATAAAATTGTAGCTGATAGTGAGTTTATAATCATAGAGTGTTATCGTAAGGTTGATCCAACATCTTACACTGATATCTTTGATGACATATATCTCAAAAGGTATGCAACTTCATTAATTAAAAAACAATGGGGAGCAAACCTATCTAAGTTTAGTGGTGTTGCTATGTTGGGCGGTGTTACCATGAACGGTGAAACAATCTACACACAAGCAATAGATGAACAACAAAAACTAGAGGATCAGATTCAATTAGCATTTGAATTACCAGTTAGTTACATGGTAGGATAATAGTATGGCTGTAAATTCTTTCTTTCATACTAGTAATGTTGCTGCAATATCAACAGAACAAAGTTTATATTCAAATTTAGTAGCTGAAGCAATTCAGATACACGGTCATGATGTTTTTTATATGGATCGTACTATTGTTGCAGAAGACGCTGTTCTTGGTGGAGACACTCTCTCTAAATTTAAAGATGCATCAAAAATAGAAATGTATATGGAAAATGCAGACGGTGGTTTTGCGGGTGAACGAGATATAATGAATCAGTTTGGTTTGCAAAATTTAAGTGAAGCAACCTTTGTAGTAAACAAATTAAGATTTCAAGAACTTACAAAACAGATTACAATAGAATCTGGAACTGATGAAGAAGAGGGTGGTTCTATTCTTTTAGAAGCTGGTACACTTGCATTAACAACTACAGACTTAGAGGGAAGTGATTTCTATATTATATCAGAAACAGATGCAACAGATTCAGATCGTCCTTTTGAGGGTGATGCAATTTATCATCCAATACTTAAAAAAATGTTTCAAGTTAACTTTGTAGATCATGATGAGCCGTTCTTTCAACTGGACAGCAACCCAGTATACAAATTAAGATGCCGTCTGTTTGATTATGCTTCTGAAGAACTTAATACTGGTATAGATGATATAGATGCGATAGAAGATGCATTAAGTCTTAACTTACTCAATTTTCAGTTTACTCTAGAACAAGAATCTGAAGTAGGACAATCATTATCTATTGATAGTGAACTGTATAACATTGATGTAGATGATGTTACGATAGATGCTACAATAGTTAGTACAGATTCATCTTCATCAGGAGAAAGTATATTGCTCGAAAATTCTGCCGATACTGGAAATGCAGAGTATCTACTACAAGAAGAAGCACGAAGTCTTGGAGATACCATTAATGATAAGACTGCACAGAACGAATTGTTTGATACATTAGATGATACAGTTCTAGACTTTACAGAATCTAATCCATTTGGTGATCCTACATGATTATAAATAGAGTTAGGAGAACATAGATGGCAAATCAAGTACTTGGAATAGGAGGCGCAGCAAATGATGGTACAGGTGATACCTTACGTGCTGCTTCTGATAAAGTTAATGATAACTTTTTAGAGATTTATACTCTATTAGGAGATACATCGTCTTTAAGTAGTGGTATTAGTGCAACTGCATCTGTAATATCATTAACTGCCCCTAGTATTAGTGGTGTAGTTGCAGGAACACAAACTTCTGCTACTATCACGACTTTGACGGGAACCACTTTAAATGCTGGAACTCTTGCATTAGCTGCTGGTTCTATTACAGATAGTTCTGGGGCCATTAGTTTTGGTAATGAAAATCTAACAACAACAGGAACAATTACAGGCGCTCTTGCTACAGCTGCTCAAACTGCAATTACTTCAGTAGGAACACTAACTGCACTACAAGTAGATAATATTAATATCAACGGTAATGCTATTTCTAGTACTGCTGGTACAGATTTAACGATTGCTCCATTATCAGGACAACAGATTGTTCTTGATGGTACTATTATTATTGATGCTGGAGTAGTTACAGGTGCAACAAGTATTACATCAACAGCATTTGTTGGTGATATAACTGGTGATGTTACAGGTAATGCAGATACAGCAACTACACTTGCAACTGCTAGAACTATTGGTGGAACATCATTTAATGGTTCTGCAAATATCGCAGTTGCTTTGGCATCTGTTGGTACTGCTGTTACAGTAGCAGATGAGTCAAGTGATACTACTTGTTTTCCATTATTTGCAACTGCGGCAACAGGTGATTTACCTCCGAAGAGTGGTTCTAATTTAACTTTTAATGCTAGTAGTGGTTTACTAACTGCAACATTATTTGCTGGTGCATTAACTGGTAACGTAACTGGAAACGCATCTGGTACAGCTGCAACTGTTACTGGTGCAGCTCAAACTGCAATTACTTCAGTAGGAACTCTTACTGCACTTCAAGTAGATAATCTTAATATAAACGCTAATACAATAAGTTCAACTGCTGGTACTGACTTGTTAATTACACCACTTGCTGGACAACAAATTGTTCTTGATGGTACTATTATTATTGACGCTGGTGTGGTTACTGGTGCAACTAGTATCACCTCAACAGCATTTGTTGGTGATATAACTGGTAACTTGGCAGGTACAGTTTCTACTGCAACACAAAATTCAATAACAACTGCAACTGGTCTAGTATCGGTAGGTGCATTAGACTCTGGTAGTATTACATCTGGATTTACAAGTATTGATGT